TTAATGTTGGTGTAATTGTTGCAGTAAGATTTGTATCTGCGTAAGTGCTTGTGGCATTGGTAACTTGTGTGCTTGTTGAGGCATTAACGACCTGCAAGACTTTGCCACCACCAGCAGGTGTAGCCCAACTAGGAATACCACCTGCAACGGTCATTACTTGCCCAGTAGTGCCAATACCTAAACGGGCAGGTGTTGATCCACTAGAGCTGTACACCATATCGCCCGTAGTAGTCATAGGGTTAGTCATACCTGTTGTATCTAAGTTAGTCCAGGCACTACCTGTGTAGTAAGTAGTTACGTTAGTGTCTTTGAGGTAGGCAAACTGCCCCTCTTGTGGTGAGGTTATAGCTGCATCACGCGCCGCCGCTGAGGCAAACACTAATACGCCTTGCATTAGGTAGCCGTTAGTGTCAGCTGCCGTAAGTACCTCGCCAGTAGTAAAGGTCTTAAAACCTAATCCAGCTGCCATAGTCCTATCTCCTTAATAACTTAATACGCCGCTGTCAAGCAAACCGTATATGGATGAGTCTAATATAAAGCCGTCAATAATTGGCTCTAAAGTGGTAAGTGTTGTTTTCCAGCTATTAGGCGTGATGCTTTGAGCAACGCCAAACACCTGCAAAGTCTTAGTTAGCGTTGATCCGCCAGGCTGGTTAGTTGTAATAGTTACAGGGTCAAAGTAATCAAGGTCTAGCGCTGCAATAATGCCTAAGTTGTAATTATCGGTATAAAGGTCTAGCTGTATAGCATCGCAGCGGATACTAGTCTCAGCTCTAGATGCAATATATGCCTGTGCGTAGTCCAGGGCTACGGCATCGGTTTGCATTAGCAGGTTTTGCTGATTGTAGCTATGCACAAAATATTTATCTATGCTGGGCTGATTTATGGCCGTTTGAGCTGTGCCGCCTGTACGGGTAACGCTGGCTGAGTTGTAAACAAGGGTATCGTCAAGGCGCCACACCGCATTAAAGTAGCTAATATCTGTGCCGTTATCGTTAAATACTGTAGGCGTAGCCCCTGTACTGCCAGCCGTTACGTTACGATCTTGAAAGACAAACGAGCCAGCGGCATCTACATACAAAGCCCCGTACTCGCTAATCTCTACAGTTTGCATAGCTGCAAGGCTTGTGCGAGCTGTGCCTGGGTCTGCCTGCATTGTGGTTAGCCCTGCATCTACGTCACGCATAGAGGCAGGCCAATCAATAGCATCTAACAAAGCGTTAATCCTTGCACCGCTTAGCTGGCCCGCTGAGGTGCCCGCTACGGTACTGATCTGTGCATTTTGTGCGAGCCTAAAAGCATCTACGGCTTGGATAGTGGTATAAACCACGTCATTAGCGTTTTTAGGTGTAGTAGTTGTATAGCTAGTAATAAAGCCTGAAAAGATAGGATAAGTAACAGCGCCGTAGGTAGCCGTAATCTGCACCTTACGCATAGGCGTTAGTAAGTTGTAATACGGCCCGCTAGGGTTTTGTGGGTTAAAATCGCCGTTTTGGTCAACGATACGCAGCGATAAGGTGCCCGTTTGGAATTGGTCAGCTTGTGCGTTACGGCCTCTAATAGTTTGGATGCTGTCCACTACGTTAGATACGTCAACGATTACGCTGGCGCTATCTGCTAGTACGTTTGTGCCTAATATGCCGCTATCTAAAATCATAGCCTGAGCAAAGCTAGGGCCAGTACTAAAGTTAATAACCGCGTTTACTGTAGGTACTGTCACGCGCTTATTGCCCCTGCGTAAGTAGTTAAGTAGCCACGCCGTGCTATTTCATTGAGGGCGTTTTGCACAGCATCTACAATAGTATTTTCATCACCAATAGCCCCAGCGTTTACATTTACTACAACTGAGCCACCCGCACCATAACCTGCGCCAGAGTTCATATATGGGCTATATCCGCCTAAATCGGCTTTTTGCTCATCGCTTAATGAGCTAAAAAACTCAGTAGCAGATATGTAGTCAGGCAATACGGAAGTAGCAGCGGCAGTTTTGTCAACAGTATCTAAAGATAATTTAGGATCTATAACTGGGCCTGTGACAAAAGGCGTTTTACCTATGTAAGTTATACCTGATTTCATAAAACCTTTAGGTTTTTCGGCAAGTGCCTCGCACTTTTTGTTCATATTTAATAAGGCCATAGCTTGTAATAAAGCTAAAGCGTCTTGGAGATTTTGTAAGTTAATGAGATCCGTTGACTTCATACCTGCTAAAACTTTGTTTATATCTAGCAGTTTTGCATCTTGGCGTTGCAAAGCGCCTAATATCTTTAAGTCCTCGTTTAGCTTGGCCGTGGCCTTTGCTATGGCTGCATCATCTTTTGAGGCTATGGCATCCTCTAGCGCGGCTATATCCTGCTTAACCTTTAAGCGCTGTACATCGTTAGCTATGCCTAAGATCTGTGCGCTAGTAGTTGCCTTGCCTAACGCCTCAGCCTGGCCTATAAGCGCTGCGTTAAGTTGAATAGCATCCATATTAAAGACATCGTTACCCTTAGCTAAAGCCAGGTTAGCCTTATCTAAAATTGCCTGAGACTTTTTATCTGCAAGGATTTTAGCTTGAGCCTTTTGCTGCTCTTTAGTAAGGGCTGTTATTTTCTTTTGTGTGCTGAGATATGAGCCTGATTGAATTGGATTTTTTTGAGCGCCAACCTCTGCTGCGCGTCTAGCTTGTGCGCCAGCTTGATTAAGTAAAGTTATGTAGCTACCTAGAATTGGAATAGCTTGAACTACGCTAGCGCCTGTTAATCCTGATAGCCCAGGTATCTTTTTTAAGGCTCCTGCCATAAGGCCAAACCCGCGTATAACGTCAGCGGTATAAGTAGCTAGGTTTTCCATATTGGTAGCAAGGTCTGCCACGGTTGTATCGTCACCTAGATTTTTTAGGGCATCTATGAGGCCTGTACCAATAATCTCCTGTACGTTAGCCGCAGCTACGCCTAATTTGGCTATAGATCCTGCATAAGTCTCTGAGGCTGCCTTGGCTGAACCCTTAAAAGTTACGGCTAAATCGTCTGTAATCTCCTTAAAAGATTTAGTTTTAAGGTCTGCCTTAGATATGCCCACGCCTAATTTACCGAGGGCTGTGTTATTACCAAGGTATGCTTTACTTAAAGCGCCTGTAACTGTGTCTAAATCTCTACCTGTGGATGCGCTTATGTCTAGAGCAATACCTAATAGGCGCTGTGTTTCAGCTGTATTTTTAGTCGCTACCGCTAGTTTTTGATAACTCGGCCTAAGCAGATCATCTATAACGCCGTATTCGCTTTGTAGCTGTTGTATAAATCTTTCAGCTGAGGCGGCATCGCGCTCTAAGCCTACGTTTTTTAATGCCAGGGCTAACTGTTGCTGGGCCTTTTGGTCTGCAGCTGCAGCCTTTATTGAGGCTTTAGCATAGCCAATAACGGCAGCCGTACCAAAAGCAAGGCCAAAGGTCTTAGCTAGACTTTTAACCGATTTACTTAGCTTGTCGGTTGCTGTCTCGGCTTGCTTAAATGCTTTTTTACCTGTGAACTCTGAGGCTATATCTATAACTACGCTGGCCATAATTACACCTTTGTACTTTTATTAAGGGCAGCCGCGGCTGAGTTAATGGCTGTAATGACCGCATCTCTAGCCTTGCCGTTATTCTCATCGTAGGCCCTAAATAAAACACGGCCTTGCATCCTGTCTTTACCCTTAAAAGGTGCGTTATATTTTTGCTGCTGGTTTTTCACAAAGACACTCTCAGGGCTTAATTTACCCATACGCTCATAGATAGATGCTGCAGCGTTTTTGTTAAATATACTAACCAGCGATCTAAAGCCTTTAGAGTTAGGTTTTGAGGGCGTAGTTTTATAGCCTATTTTAGATTTTGCTATGCTGACATCATAGGTAGGGAACGTGCCCATAGAATTAGGCCGTGTCAGCCAGCCGCTTAGTATCTGTCCATTATCGGGCAGGTATCCTTTACCAGTTTTAACTATAGGTTTAAGAGCATTAGCTACTTCTTTAGGCAGGGCTTTAGCCAGGTCAGGGGTAAACTTTTTTAGAGCCTTGCGTAGCTCAACGCCCCCTTTTACCTCTACTGGCATTTTGCTGCTCCTTAGCTTTATCGCTTAAAACTTTTAACATATTCTTAAACATATACGTATCCAGGTCTAGTAAGTACTGAGGCGCAATACCCGTTTCCACGGCTAGCTGCG